CAGCAAATATGGAGCAATTTCCTCGATAATTGCAAGGATCGGAGGCAGTATTGGGAGGATTGCCTCAAGGATCTCCACAATAGCTGGTAATACCTCACCCAAAATGTCCACCAAAATCGGGGCAATAGAAGAAATGGCCTGTAGGATAACAGGCAATAGCTGCTCCGCCAGTGACATCAAAGGAGGCATCAGTTTTGCAAATACATCTTGTAGGATCGGTGCAAGTGAGGACATGGCCTGTTGGATCATCGGCATGAATCCAATCAGCATCTCCGAAAAGTCCTGTACCAGAGGCATCACTGCACTGCCCAAATTTGTTGCAATCATTGTGAAAGATTGCTGGACATCACTCATGGTGTCTCCAAGTGTGACCCCAGCACTCACAGCATCCTCCGACATGACCAGCCCAAGCTCATTTGCCCGATTAATCAGGCCGTCAAAGGATTCCCCACTCTGTTCGATCAGCGGACTCATTTGATATGCGACAGCATCACCAAACAATTCTGAGGCCTTGGCAGCCCTCTCCTCCGCTGTCTGGAGGCTCATGATCTCATCCATAGCTCCTTGCAGATTGAGATCTGTGCCCTCCAATTTCTTGGCAGCCTTTTCCAGTGTGCCCATTTCAACACCAGACTGCCCAGCTGCATATCCCAGCTGCTGATAATAGTCAGTGCTGACTCCCATCCTGATGGATCCCTTGTCGATCACATCAGCTGCCTCTGCACTGCTGGAGGCAAGCTTGACAATCCCTCCCACAGCTGTGGCAGATGCTCCAACTATTGCAGTCCCAACACCAGCCGCCTTTTTTGCGACATCAGCGAATGTTGTGCCAGTTTTTTTGGCTTTTTCATCAGTTTTGGATAAGCTCTCATTTGCTTTGTCGGTCTCCACAAAGACCGATCCCACCAGCTTGAAAAGATCCATGCTTATCCTCCTCTCAATTCTTTTTCAATCTCATCAATCTCTGCCATGATCTCGTCAACAGGCCTAAGATCAAGAGTGACTCCGCTGACCTGATCATAATAGTCCTTAAAACTCATATAATTGATCTTTCCAGTGACCATCATCGGAAACATGGCAATCCATTGCTCTCTTGCCTCTGTCCTCCGCTCCTCGATCCTGATCTGCTTATACATCTCATGGAATGAGACAACATCCAGATCATTGATCTGTTCCAATGTCCATCCATATCTGTGGGCAAATCGGTCAATTATTCTGCTCGGCTCGTCATCCCCACAAGAGATGTAAAAAAAGATTTCCATGCCTCGATCTCGATGGAAAAGACAAACTCCTTGACCTTTTCCATGAAAGCCAGAGCATCCATATCTTTCAGCTCGGCAACAGGGATCTCCATCGGAGCAGACAGGAATTTGTAAATTGCATCCTCTGCTTTCTCACTGCCAGCATTCCCAAGAATGCCAGCAATCAGCTCAATGCCAAGCTCTCTCTGGGAGGACTCACTCATGCCATTGGTCTGGATGTTCTTTGCAAATTTCCTCATCTCCTCTTGGATGCCGACCTCTTTTACCACTCTCAGGGCAGCAAAAATGTCTGTTGATTTCAGTTTTCTCATTTTGACCTCCTATAAAAAAATGGAGGATAGGCACAGTGTTTTCCTATCCTCCGATTAAATTAGTTTGATGTTGCTACATTGATGGCAGCAAAGGATTTTGCCATGCTGGTCAGGAAGACCAGATTGTTGACCGTCAGTGTTGCAGTAGAGGCATCAATGACCACACGATCCTTGACAGCTCCTCTGTCACCATCAGCATTGATCTGACGGAATTCTCTCTCGACCACAAACTGTGATCCACCTCTGGTCAGTGCCACATCTGTGCCTCCGATGCTGACCTTGCCAGCCCCAAGGAGGATTGCGCTTGCAGCGGAATCCGATGCTCCGCCACCATAGGAGATGCTCCAAGGCTCCTCCATGTCCCCTGTGGTAGAGGCCATGTAGTCAGTGTTGTCATAGGCCGCTGTGAAAGTCAGCTGTGCCACAGTATCATCTTTCTCCACCATGGACAGATCGATGTTGCCCATGTTGATTGCATTTTTCAGAGTGATTGTCACAGGCTTTCCGCCTTTGGTTTTGCCAGTCCAGACAACATTCTGGAAATCGGCAGATGTGACAATCCCTGTGCCCTTAATATTTAAGGATGCCATTATTAGTCACTCCTTTCTCGTAGACCTGACATTGTACTCTCAGTACACCATGCACAATGGTTTTATCAGTATCCTCGACTGTACCACCAGACATCTCATAGAATGTCGGCAGAATTTCATCTGTCGGATCATTGCGAAACAGAAACAGATTCCGCACTGCATCCATGATGTTGAATACTGCCGATTCCTCTCTGCCCCAGACATGGAAGTCAAGCATATAATCCTCTCTGCCCATGTCCATTGGCTGTGTGGTGGTGATGTTCCATATGATATGAGGATATGGTTTCTGATCAGATGCCCTCCGATAACCAATATATCCTATTCCGTATTCTGTTTTGATAGCATTGAGTCTCTGCTCAATCAGGACTCTCAGATCATTGGTCATCTGCATCTCCCTCATATTCATTCTCATTGATTAAGGCCTCCAGCTTGGAGGCCTCATCACTTAATCCTGATAGATATTGCGATTCGATTTTGACAATTTCCGCCACATTATCCTCCACAGCGTGAGTCAGCAGCCCCAGTCTCGGAATTCCATCACTTGTCCCAAATTCTTGGAAATATGCGTAAAATCCTCGACCATTCGGAGGCTTTAGACCGATCTGCACCCTCGGATAAATGGTATCCTTGCCAGAGATAACTTTGTACTTTGTAGCCTTGCCAGCATTGCCTGAGTATTTTTGGAAATGCTGGTAAAATGCTGTCTTAAATGTTTTGACAACATACTTTCCAACATCCCTGAGAGCTGCCCGATTCAGCTCAAACAAAAAGTATTGAGTGGCATCCAGATTGCTCTCATATGTGACCTCGGTTTTCCCATCCTTTGCCAAGATCTTGATCTGACTCTTTGGTGTAGGCATATCAGGCCTCCTCTGGAGGATCTGTCTCTGAATTGTCCCTGTAGCATGTGATTTCCAGTGAATCCCCATTATTGTATGTTCTGAGGACTCGGAGATTGATCACATGATCTGCCCCAAAGGGAGTATAGGAAATCCTTTCCTCCCCATTGTAATCGAGCCAGTTTGCCAATTTGAATTTGACCTCTGGCCTAAAGCCATTTGCCATGGCCTCATAGGTCTCGGACATTCCCACTGAATACTCACAGGCAAGGACATTTCTGGAGGATGTGGTCTTGACAAGGTCTCCATATTCGTTTTGACCGTCAATCTCTCGGATCAGTGTGATTTCCACCCATCGCATCCGCACACCTCCTATGCATTCAGATCAATCATGCCATATGCGGAGGATTCTCTCAGCTGGCCTTTCTTCTCATCATAGGCAGCTTTCAGTCTGTCAAAGTCATCTGGGGATCCGAAATACAGTTTGACATACATGATGACCGCATCCCTGATCAGCGGATCAGTGATGGTATAGTCAATCACTGTCTGCTCTGCATCTTTGACCTCAGTGACCTCAAACTCAGCTCCTACATGGCTGATGTCAGCAACAGCTGCCGACATCAGTGCCAACAGCTCGGAATCATACACTGTTGTGGCAATCCTTAATGCTATTTTAACCAATGCCAGCATCTCTATCCTCCTACTTGGCAAATGCCTCAAAATACTGTCTTGTCACAATGGTCTGGCCTACATGACCCAGCTCAATGCTCGGATCACACCAGATCTGATACCCACACTGCCTTGCTCTCCAGCAAAAAGAGATGTCTTCTCCCATGCTGTCAAGAGGATCAAACATCCTACCATCAAATCTGGATGCCACAGACAGCACAACATCTGTCTGCATCAGGCAGCCAGCCATGCCACACCCTCCCACAAGGAATTTGCCCTCTGGGATGCTCATAAACTGTGTATAATGGCATTTGCCATCCTTGTAATCCAGTTTATCAAAGATGCATGGATTGTATGGTGGTTTTCTCCGACAGCAGAGAGCTGTCAGGACATCAATGTTGTCCTCCTTGGCAGATTGGATCATCTTTTCCAGCAGATCGGCACCAAAGACCATATCAGAATCGATCCAGAGGATCTGATCCGCCTCGGCTTTGATGGCCTGTCTTGCCAGATCATTCCTTGCGGAGTAGACAAGGGATCCCTCGATGTTGCCAATGACAACATCCCCGACCTTTCGGAGGAGTGCCAGAGACATGGCAAACTTTGTGGGCACAGATTCCATTGATGGAATCGCAATAAATGTTTTCATGATGGCCTCCTATGGTCACAGATTAGTGGCAGACCTTGCAGAATGCATTCGGTGCAACAACACCATGACCGACATATTCCCTACCAAGGATGCGGACAAGGTCATACTCCATCTTGGTGCGGTCATCGAATTTGATTTCGATCTCGTCACCAGAGGGGAAATTGAGCTGTGCCCCAGCACCAAGGTCACCAACAATCATGTATGTCACACCAGTGGTGGCAGCGGCAAAGCTGGAAAGGCTGTTGTTGAAAATGACAGGCAGACCCTCAAACGGATCATAATTGTATCCATTTGCAGCCTGTGCAGCCTTGAAAGCTCCCCATGTCTGCTTGTTCATGATGACAACAGGATCAGTTGCCTCATCGGAGATGTTCGCCAGTGCCTGTGCAACAAGACCGACATTGATCTGGGTGCTGGTGATCTTAGCCACAGCAGGCTTGTTGGTGGTGGATACAGTGCCACAGGCATCGATGTCCGCCACAATCAGATCCGCAACTTTCTTTGCAATCCGGTATGTCAGCTCGTCATAAATATAATCAACAAATTCGGTGCTGGTCATGTCCATGACCTCATCAGAAATTTCGACAAATTTCTTGATGCTCTCAGGAATGAGATTGGTCACTGCAAGGACAAGATTTTCCGGTGATACGGCAGAATTTGCTGCCTCGGTATGGACTACAGCCCCATCCGCTGACAGCTCAAAGCCAATCTTTACATTGCCCTTGAGATAGGTCTTGCGGACTCTGGCAGTGATGCCCTCTCTTTCCCAAGCAGTGCGGACTCTGCCCTCAACATACTCGGCAACAGGAACAGTGCCACTGACATTCTCGGTGAGCAGTGCCCGACATTCGGAATCATCACCAGTTTTGATATAGTTTACATACGCATCCAGATAACTCTGGGACTTTCTGATTTCAAGATTATCCATCTTTCTCTCCTCGACAAAATCATGTTTTACAGATGCGTAGGCCTCGACCTCGGCAATCTGTTTTGCTCTTTCCTCGGCAATCTGCATCAGTGCAGACTCCCTTTCCATCAGGGATCTTTCCTCTGCATTCAGATCATCAATCTGCTGCTCAAAGGATTCCCTGTCCTTTTCCTCCACTGTCTCCAGCTCGGTCATCATCTTGTCTCTCCGCTCGATGATGTCTGCCTTTCTGACAGCAATTTCATCAAGAGTAAGCTCCTCTATATTCATTCGCTTACCTCCTCTTTATTCAGTTTTTTCCGCATCCTCTCGATCCATTCTCTCCGCTCAAGGTCTCTCCGCCTTTCCTCCTCGATCACTCCGTCAAAGTAGGATCGAGCAGACAGCTCTGTATCGGGATTTGCTGGGATGCTGACAGCACTCACATCATAGACCTTTCCCACCCTGAGGATGCTCCGCACTCTTGTCTGCTCATTGTAGGAGTCCTCAATGACGGTGAAAGCCCATGACATCTGGGTGACAAGGCCAGCTTTTATTGATTCATACATCTCTCTTGCGGCAGCGGTCTTTGACAGATCTGCCTCGATGTATAATCCATGATCATCTTGGGACAGATGCAATGTGCCATTGCTCTGTCTTGCATATACCATTCCCTCATGGTTATATAAGAAAATGACATCGGATATATCCGCACCATTGAGAGCATTTCTGTCGATCTGCTCCTTGTACTGGATGCCATCCCACTCTCTCATCACATAGGGATCATCCCATGTGGTGGCATATCCAGAGACCGTATAGGACTCATCATCCGCTGCTCTGAATTCCATCTGGGACATATTGAATGTTCTGTATTCTCTCTCAGGTCTGATCGGCATTGTTGTCATCCTCCTGTGTTGTATTTTCTGGCTCGGCTGTTGCTGGCTCGGAAAATGGATTCTCATCCTGTCCGATCAGCTTGAATTCGCCTCTGATCGGGAGGACATCCCCACCCTCGATGGGCTGGTAGTTTAACAGCTCTCTGCCCTCGTTGATTGTGATAAAGCCTCTGTCTGACAGCTGGGCAATAAAGTTGACCTTGTCCCCTGTGGACATATACTGCATCCTGTTGGCCTCGGCATATACCCTTGCACCATGAGCAATCTCAAGATCAGTGAACAGCATAAATGTCATGACCTCGGACAGCTGGATTGCAATCGGCTCGATGGCTCCATCAAAGAATGCATCAAGCTCCGCACCAGAGGCAGTATTCTGTATGACCTTTTCGGAGACTCCAAAATAGTCCCTCACATTGCTCTTGATGATCTCCTGATCCTCGGCTGAAATGGTGTATGGCTTGCTCTGGATCTGCTGGATCTCACTGTAAGTATTCGGGAACAGTAAAAAGCCAGAGGAATCTGCCTTGAGATTTCGTGCAGTGAAATTCCGCTGTTCTGTTGCCAAATCCTGTGGATCCTTGAAATTGTTGAGCTTTGCCATGAATCGGAAACTGGCAGCGGACTTGATCCCCTCCTTGATGCCATCTCTCTCGATCTGCATCAGCTCCATGGTCTCATCCAGTGCCGTATTCATTTCTCCGAAAAAGTCATCAACATACTGGAATTTCGTCAGCAGACCGCATCTGGCAAGCTCCACATATCCCTTGTTCCCTGTTGAAAACTCATATTCAAGCCACTCTGTGCATCTCTTGTCCTCAAGGATTCGGCATTTTGATGGGAGGCAAGTCCAGAGGCCTGTGATCATGTTCTCTCTGCTGATGATCGGCACAATAAAAACATTGTTCTGCATATCCAGAATGGTGGACATCCTATAGAGGAATTGGCTCCATGTCTGATACTGGTTAGGCCTTTTTTTGAGGATTGTCTGGATCCTCGGCTGGGCAGCCCCATGGATCTCGATCTTGAGCTTGGAAATGTGCCTTGCCCTTGCATCAATGGCAGATCGTACAATCTCGGACTCATAGATTTTCCCATGCCATTTCTTGAATGTGGGCTGGTAGGCAGTAAGAGTGCGGAAATACTCGTTGATCTGCTGCCTCTCCCTCTGGGGAGGCCTAAATTTGAAAATCTTGTCAAACAGTGACATTCTCTTTACCTCTTATTCTGCAATTGAGTCCCTATCTCGGAATACCATTTCTGCCTGACGGTCATGGCATCCAACAGAGCTGCCATTCCGTCAATCCTCTGCCTTGCAGATACTTTGATCAGTTTCTTTTTGTTGGTTTCATTGTCCAACTTGAGTGCCGAATTGAGCAGATGGATTTTTAGGAGATCATTGTCTCCACATTCCAGATCTCCGTCCCTGATCATGCCATCCAGCTCATTGATCACTGGTGTCAAGTTGAATCCCTGATACACATCATCCATGTTGAATCCGTATGCCGTCATATCCTGTACCAGATAGGCAGCGGAAAATCTGTCATACCCAACTTTCAATGGATAAATCTTGTATTTTTCGATTAAGTCAGTGAACCATTTGAAACAATCGTGATAGTCCACAAAATTGTCTCCAGATGGACTCAGCAATCCCCTCTGAATGTATGCATTGTATGGGACTCCATCCGCTGCTGTTGCCTCTTGGATCCGCTCCGCTGGCATCCAGAAATGTGCCAGCACATAGAGCTTTCCATCTTTCTCGATAACACAGACAGCAGCAGTCAGGTCAACTGTCTGAGAAAGGTCAAGGCCTCCAACTGCATAGCATCTGGCAAACTGGGCTGGATCAATCGGAACACCAGAAAACAACTTTTCCACATCCTGTGTGTTGAGCCATGCTTGGCTGGCATTCTGCTTGATGTTCGCATACTTGGTCAGGAATTCTGACTTTTTACTAAGAGATCCCTCTGCAACAGCAATCTCCTCCAACATATAGTCAACACTGACAGATACACCCAGATTGGGATTGCTCTTTCTCAGCTCGTTTATATCATTCCACTTGTCTGGATCATCGATCATGTAAAATACAGGGAGGAGTCTCCGCTCCTTGGATGTCCCCAACAGGATGGATGTCCCTCTCTTGATGATCTCATCATAGATGGAATCATTTATATATCCAGATGTCGAGCATGACAGCAGCAGACCCTCTGGCCTTGCTCCCATGCCTGACTTCATCACCTCATACTGTCGGAGACCTTGCTCTCCAGACCAGCTGGCAATCTCATCACAGATGGTCAGGCTTGGATTGAAACCATCTGATTTCTTGGCACTGAATGCGATTTTTTTGACAGTGCTGTTGCTGCTCTGAATATAGAGATCCGTCATCCTGTGCTTGGCTCGGTTCGGAGCATCAGGCACATCCTTGTCATAGAGCAGATCCTTGTCCAGCTGGATCATTGTCCAGATGTCATTGTAGATGATCTCCGCCTGATCCAGTTTCGGTGCAAGGGCATACACCCTTGTCCCAAAGCCTCCATCAACGAAAAACACATAATTTGCAATCATGGAGGCCAGCAGACTCTTGCCATTCTTCCTTGCCACCACCAGTGCGACCTCTCGGTATTGCCTTTTGCCCTTTTTGTCCATGACACCAAAGATCAGAGATATCAGTGCCTTTTGCCACA